CGGAACTGAAGGCCGCGGAACTGAAGGCCGCGGAACTGAAGGCCGCGGAACTGAAGGCCGCGGAACTGAAGGCCGCGGAGGACGTGACCATATGGCCGCTCAGCGACCGGGAAAAAATCATAGTCAGTTCATTGGGTCACCTTAATAAGAATGATTCCCATTAAGGTGCTAGAATAGTCCGTAGAGCAATAAAGCCCCAGAAGGACGCTCAAAACAACACGTAAGGATAATGAATGAAACAGACCATCGTATGCGACGCGGGAACCGCAAGCAACGACGGGCGCACGTTGATATTCCTTGCCAACTCCGGTACGCGCATGACCAATGGCTACACGGTAGACCTTGCAACACTGCAAGCCCCCGTGAATGACGGCCAACTCAAGCTCGTGACCGACCTAGCCGACTCCGACCGACTGACTTTGCCGCTCCTGCTTGACCATATGCCGAGCATCACGGCTCAAGTCGGTATCATTGAGAAACTATGGTTTGATGATACCGGGTTAATGGCTCAGGCTCGACTAAGCGACAATGAGCAAGGCCGGAACGTGCAACAGTTGGCAAGTGAAGGAATGTTAACGAACTCTTTCAGCATCACAATCGACTTCGATTCTGACCCCGACGAAAACGGTGTAATCCATAACGCCGAACTCGTTGAGATTAGTGTGGTCTACCGTGGTGCCGATAGTAAGGCAGTTTTCCGTAGTCTAAACGATATTGAAGGGAAAATAATGGACCTCAAGAACAATCTCACCAAGGATGAAGCGCAAACCCTGATTGACCAAATCACGGACGCTATCAATGGACTGACTGAAAAGGACGGTGACAACACCGAACCGGAAGAACCGGCGCAGTCCAACGAGGCAGAAAACAGTAAGGAGGGTGACACCGTGGCTAATGGTCGAACCAACATCATCATCAACAGCGCGGGCGGTGCGCGTCAGGCTCTCGCCAAGACCAGTGACCCGCTGAAGGACTGGCTGAAGAGTGAGGACGCTACCAAGGCGTACGAGCAGGCATTGTGGCGTACCGATAATCAGGGCGTTCAGGGTTTTAAGAATGCTTGGCGTGAGGAACTGGCACGTCACGCCTATGCCGACAATGCTTCTATTGATGAAGCTAGTGTTGGCAAGCTTGTCCCGACTTCGGTTATTACCGAAATTGAAGACGCTCTCAATAAGGCTTCTGAGCTGTGGCCGCTGTATCGTAAGCTTGACGTTGACAGCTTCACTGTTGGCGCTCAGTTGGCAGGCTTGACCGATGATACTCGCGCCCACGGCTACAAGGTTGCCGACTATGGCACCTCGAAGAAGACTCAGAAGTTTAATCTTGTGGAACGTAAGATTGCCGCCGATTTCGTGGTGAAGTACGCCGTGCTTAACAAGGGTGATATTCGCCGCACCGATAAGCCGGGCGCCCTCGTGAAGTACCTGCTGGCTGAAATGCCGAATTACATTCTTCACGCTATCGACCGCCAGATTATTCTTGGCGGCTATACCGACCTTGATTTCTTCCGCTCCGTGCAGACCGACGCTAAGGACACTTCCAGCGAGTTCGCGGGGAAGAATTTCGTTCTGAGTGCGGCCGAGGGTACTCGTGCTAATCTCGTGCTCGATGTGGTCGGTCTTGCATCCAAGATTACGGCAACCGGCACTAAGGTGCTTGTGCTCAGCCCTGACACCAAGGTGGATATCATCGCCGCGGCTGACGGTATTGGCCGACCGCTCGTCGGCTACGGCAATGATAATCTTGCCGCCTACTTGGGCGTGGATAAGGTTATCACGCCGGATTGGTGGACTGAAACCGATGACGCTAAGACCCGCGCAGTGATTATCGTGCCGGAAGCTTTCGGCGTGGTTGGTGATACGTCTATCAGTGCTTTCACCAATTTCGCTCTGAAGACGAACGAGCGGGAATATCTGTCGGAGATTTTCGCTGGTGGTGCTCTCACTAAGGTCAAGAGTGCTGGCGTGCTGACTCCGAAGGCTGGCGACTGACGATAAGTGACGGGGGTAGGGCGTGATACTCTACCCCCCCCCCTCGTTGTAAGGATAAATTATGACTAATATTTATGCGCACATTGCGGACGGTGACGCGCCTAAGTCTCAGCAGGTTACCGAAGTTAGTTTCGTTGATGAAAAGGGTGCGCACATTGATATTGGTGCTGGGGCCGGTGGTGGCATCGCACAAGTAGCGCATGACAATAGTCTTGCAGGAGACGGAACCAGCACTAGCCCGCTCAAGTTGGGCGACAGTATCAGCGCCCAGTTGGGGGATACTGAAACCGTGCTCACGAATCTCCGCAAGCTTGCTAAGTTGCAGAGTGACGCGGAACTGGCGGACGTTATCACCACTGTGAACGCGATTCTTGACGCCATCAAGCTCACCGTGTAAACGGTAGAATAGTAGGGGTACCCCAAATGTGGGGTGCCCCTTTTCGCATATTTGGAGGAAAAATGTCTTTTATCCCGATTGAAAACATTGGCGGCGATAATGCTCGTAAATGGTTGCCGACTATACTACCCGCATTGCAGAAACTTTTATGTGGCGCGATGGTGTCTCAAGCTACCGGAGTCAACTCCGCCATCGTGTGTGAAGATGGACAAACAATTGTGCTCCCAGCATGGTATAGCAGTATCACCAAAGTGACGGTTAACGATAATCCAGTCGCATTCACATTCAACCCGACTGTTGGCGACATGGATTACATTACCGGCCAAGTAGAACAAATGTACGGTAATACGCTCACTCTCGAAACCAAGATTGAGCCGGGCACTGTCGTAACCGTAGCCGGAACATATGGTTTCGATACCATCCCGGCTAGTTTGCAAACCGTGTTGTCAGGCATGGTCAGTGCAATGCAACGACATGCGGACGAAACAGATGTTATCACCAGCAAGAGTATCGAAGACGTTAGCGTATCCTACCAACGGGACACCTCCACCGACACGCTCACTCAAGCAATCCAACCATATCTTAGCGTCATCAACATGTGGAGTCTCTGCGAGAAGCCGTTAGGCGTTGGAGGTATCGCGACACCCAACACACTCCCAGTAGTACCGTATTGGATTGGAGACGGTGATGTCCTTGGACTGTAATCCTTTTACCCTCTTCCCCGACCAAGTGGAAACAGTCGAACTCTGGAAGTATGCGAGTAGTGAACGAAACAATAAGAAGCTAGCAGACGTACACGCGATAATCAAACGTTCCACCAACTCGGACGCGTTCGGAGACTATGGTGTACGTATCGCCACTCGCCGATTCCACCTGAAAGCCGAAGACATACCAGCAAACCTACGCGACCCCGACATGCTATTAGACCTGATAGTCAAAACAAAAAACCGGGCATTCAAAATCACTCAAGCAAGTCAAGGCGACGACATGACCACCGGAAAAACACGATTCATCACCGTCTACGCGCAACCATACGGAAGGAGCACACTATGAGCCTACAAGTCACAATCAATAAAAGCGTGTACGAGCAAGGCCGACAAGCCATGCACAATGGATTATCCCACATGCTCACCGACATCCACAAGGATGCCGTAACCAACGCTCCAATCGGCAAAGCACCCGAAGACAAACACCCCGGACGATTAAAAGATTCAGGACGTTTCAAACTCCAAGGCATGAAAGGCTATGTCGCCTTCGGTGGCGGCAGAGTCCCATACGCCAAACGACGAGAATACGAAAACCATCGACACCCCGACACAAGATTCTACCTGCATCGTGCAGTAGCCAAAGCCCAAGCACACGCGGACAATTACTTCCAAAGGATACTAAAATGATTGAACTGGCAGTAGCATTAGACCTACAAGAACACGGCTTCGGCACCTATGGGGAAACCATCTTCGTAAACGAAAGTCCAATATTAGACACGGGCTCAGTTAGCAGTAAGGATGGCATATGGATAACCTCAACCACAGTGAGCAACGGCAACGGGCATTACACTGACCAACTCACCATAAGCACACGCTTCTACGATGTAATCCGACAAGGCGAATACCTTCTAAAACTCATGGAATACATCAACACACAGTTAGTAGACCAATGCACGCTAAGCTGTCAACCCGAAAGCCCAATAGTGTACGAGAAGTTAAACATAAGCCCAGCAAGCAGTATAGACCTAGACGCGGTAGACAGTGAAGGCCACTACGTGAAAAGCATCCACTTCACCATAACCTACCCACTCCCAGATTTAAGTGAGGTAAAAGTGATAAACTAGGAACTAAGCAGAAAACGATAACCATTCTCAATAAGGAGTAACACAATATGGCCACCACAGACTACAGTCTAATCGGCAAGAAAACCGTTTATATTGGACAAGAAGAATTCGGCCCGGAACTCGTCGGCTCCGATGGTATCACCATCACACTCACCCCAAACACAGTGGACGTGGAGTCTCAAGCCGGAACCATTAGTATTCCCACCGGCACTTATAGTGAGATTATGGCGACTATTCCACTGATTATTCCTAACATGACAGTGCTTGGCCGTATCTTCCCTTCTCTGGCTACCAAGGGTGTGGCAGGAACCAAGGTCACTTTCGGTGCTGGCGAGTGTTCAGCCATCACGTCCTACCCTATCGTGATTCATAACACTTGCGACGCGGATAGTGCTAACGACGTGTATATTCCAACCGCCCTGATTCAGAATGGTGGCGAGTTCACTATCGGTAGCACGAGTGACCCGGTGACTATCGAACTTAACGTGACCATGCTCCCTGACGAGAAGGGTTACGTTAACTTCGGTTGCAGTGACCCGTCTAAGCGTACCAAGTATGACCCGGAACAGCAGAAGTACGTTGACGTGGTGGACTCGGCAAAAGCCAACACCGTTCAGAAGTAAGGAGCCTAAACCATGTCTGAAATCGTCACTATCGATACTCGCGAACAAACCGAGGAACACACTTTCAAACTGATTACCTCCAACAATCCAGAAGGCACTGTGTTTACCGTGAACCCGATGGGCGCGGGCACGTATCTGAAGTTCATGGACAAGGTGAAAACGCTTCAAGCATTGAACGCTCAGGATATGAGTAGTAAGCAATTGCTGAAGATTCAAAACGACTTGTGCAATCTGCTTATCCCACTCGTTTCCCCTACGGACGATTTCAAAACGTGGGCAAGTGAAGCGGAACAGAAGTGGCCTCTAGCATATCAGGCGGTTATGCGTCAGATTATGCGTTTCGTTTTCGGTAAAACGTATTTCTAATTGGGGGGTAGTCAATGACGGTGCATAAGGTCATTGACGATTTCACGCCGGAGCAGTTAGCGAAGCTTAAAGCCATGCGGCAGGCTGAGAGCAAGTCTAAGGCTTCGGCGTTTTTTCGTGATGACGAACTACTACTGGCTGAGTTCGGCAAATATTATGGCTGGCAGGCGATACGTGACGTGCTAGCTGACGAGGTGAGTTACGAGACTTTCATCGCCTTGTTGAACGCGGGGCGGAGTCTCGCAATCCGGGAACGCATACTACGCGTGAATGACATGTATGTTGCGTTTGGCGCGTCGCAAGCCAAAAAGGGAGACAAAGTGTTAAAGCAATACGTGAAGCAGTTGGAACGGAGTATGTGATATGGCGCAAGCGGGTGAGATTCGTTTCGATGCCGTTATTGATACGAGCGGCTACGAAAAAGGTGTGAAGGATATTCAGAACGCCACTGACGAGATTAAAGAATCAGCGGAGCAGGCGGACAAGGCTACCGAAGACGTTGGCAAGAATGGTGGCAAGAACGCGCCGAGTATTAAGGACGCTTTCAGTAAAACGTTCGACGGGATTAGCGAACTTGCAGACGGTTTAGGTTTGAACCTGCCTAGCAAGCTAGTCAAGGTCGCGAGTATCGGTGGCGCACTGGCCGCGGTCGGTGGAGCATTCAAAACCGGTATCGACACCGCTATCAGCCAGATTGACGTGCAAGGCACTTTGGACGCCCAATTAGGCAAGGGTAGTGTGGCCGCACAGAATGCGGGCAAGGTAGCGGGCGAACTCTACCGTCAAGGCTGGGGCGAAAGCTTGGAAGACGTGGCTAATGTCGCGTCTAACGTCAGTTCTGTGATTCGTGGCATTGGTGAGGGTGATTTAAACACTGTCACCAAGGCTACTGAAGTGTGGGCTCAAACCTTTGACGCTGACGCGGGCGAGAGCGTGCGTGGCGTAAAAGTCCTTATGGAAAAATTCGGTTTAAGTGCGCAGGATGCCACCGACCTTATGACGAAGGGTATGCAAAATGGTCTGAACTATACGGACGAACTCGCGGACAATCTTAGCGAGTATGGTGGCCGTTGGGCTGAAGCCGGTACGAGCGCGCAAGAATATTTCTCCTTGCTTCAGGCTGGCGTGGATAGTGGAGCCTACCAATTGGACAAGGTGGGAGACTTCCTTAACGAGTTCCTTACCTCTCTGACGGACGGGCGTATCGAGCAGAGTATTGGAGAGTTTTCGAAGGGTACTCAGGACGTTTTCAACAATTTCAAGAGTGGTAAGGCCACTGCGGAAGACGTGTTGAACGCGGTTATCGGTGAAATGGGTACCATGACCGATAAAACCAAGGAGGCTAGTCTAGCGTCAACTTTATGGTCTAGTCTTGGTGAGGATAATGCGCTTGGTATGATTGAAGCTCTCGGTAACGTGCCGAATTCTTATGAGAATATCAAGGGTGCTACGGACGAAGCGGCAGACAGCACAATGAGCATCGGTCAACAGTGGGAAGCGTTCAAACGTACTATGAGTGGCACGTTGGGTGACGCGTTCACACCATTTGTTAAGGGCTTTCTAGACGGTTTGACTGATATGACGAAGAAGTTTACCGACTTCGTGAACAATACCGATTGGAGCGGGCTAGCCAATATTTTTGGAAGTCTTGGGACTGCCATTGGTGGCGTGTTCACCGTAATTGGTAGTTCGATTCAACCCGCATTGGATTTGCTTAAAATGTTCTCCGATTGGTTTAGCGCGAATAGTACGTGGATTGTTTCAACACTTGTTGGTATCGGTGCCGGTTTTGCTGTGTTCAAGACCGCGCAAATTATCAGTAGCGTGGTCGGTTTTCTTCAGTCGTTCAGTCTTGCGGAAACTGCCGCTACAGCAGCGCAATGGCTGTTTAACGCGGCTATGGCGGCTAATCCGCTGGTGTTGGTTATCACGCTATTAGCGGCGCTTGTAGCTGGTTTGGTTTACTTTTTCACGCAGACTGACGCGGGTAAACAAGCATGGAAGGACTTCTGCCAGACCATGCAAGACTTGTGGCAAAATCTCTGCGACTTCTTCCAAAACATTTGGGACAGCATCACCAAGTTTTTCACCGACGCCGGAACAAATATTACGAACGCGTGGAATGCTGTCACCGATTGGTTTAGCGGTATCCCCGGCAGAATCAAGGGTTTCTTCAACGATATTGGCGCATGGTTCGGGAGCAAATTCCAAGAAGCCAAGGACGCTATTGTGAACAGATTCAATGAGGCAGTGGGCTTCGTCACGGGTATCCCCGGCAGAATCAGGGACTGTTTCAATGGCGCGGTGAATTGGCTTAAGGATGCTGGCGGTAATATCGTTCGCGGCTTGTGGAATGGTATCAGTGACATGTTTAACTGGGTGCGTAATAATATTCTCGGCTTCGGTGGAAACATCGTCAAGTGGGCTAAGCAAGCGTTGGGTATTCACTCCCCGTCGCGAGTCATGGCCGAAGAGGTTGGCAAGTATATTCCGTCCGGTATCGAAATGGGTATCAAGGCTAACACTAGTGGTTTGATGGACTCGTTGGACACGTTGAGCTTGGATATGGTGGACGCTGTTAAGGTGCCGACTACTACTACTGGAGCTTTGCCGGTGTTTGATACTTCTTCGAGTGGTGTCACGTCCGCATTGCCGTCCACTAATATTGTGATTGAGAAAATGCAGGTGCGTTCTGATAATGATATTCGTCTGATTGCTCAGGAATTGAACCGTTTGCAACGTCGTGACTTGAAGAGGGTGTGAAATTGAGAATCGTTTTCAATAACACTGATTTAGCTACCGTCCTACCTGACACCGTGCTTTATATCGGTAACGTGACTGGCCGCGAGTTCGTCAGCCCGGACGTGACCACAGTAGCGTATAAGGGTGCGCATGGTAGCCGATTCGTAGGCAATCGTTATCCCGCGCGCGATATTCAAGTGGAAGTAACCGTTATCGGCTACTGTTTCCAAATGATGCCATCTTACGCGTCTAAGCTTATGAGCGTGCTTGCTACCGACGTGCCCGTTAGCCTGTCTTTCAGCGACCAAGAGGGCACGTATCAGGCTATCGTAAGCTCGATTGACTTGGAAGAGCATGAGACTTACGCGACCGGTACTATCACGTTCACGTGTCCTGACCCGTTCCGTTATGGTGCCATGTATGATATTGATTTCGACACGCTCCCGACTGACATGTTGCACACCAATTACAATGTGGAACCGGTTTTTAATCTTGTGGTGAACAAGTCCGCCAACAATTTCAGTATGAATGTTAACGGCTACGTGCTCACTTTGGACATGCAAGTCGCTCAGGGTGACGTGATAGTGGTCAACAGTGAGACGCGTACTGTTACCGTCAATAACAAGCTGACAGTATTGGAAACGTCCGGCACGTTCCCGAAATTAAGGCAGTCGGGGAATACGGTTAGGTTCTACCCTGACTGTGGCGGCAATGGTTCGTATACTGCAAGGTGGCTGTGATGCTGGCAGAAGACACTATCACCCTTGTGGGATTGCAGGGGCATGAACTTCGTACGCTCAGCCCACGCGCGGAATGGACGTTTGACCAGCGTTCTGACTCTACTAATCAGCTCACCGTCACCGTTGGTACGAATGAAGCAACCGACGTTGTGGGCGACATGGAACTATTGTTCCAACACCGTCGGTTCGTCATTAACGAAGTGAACCGCACGCGCGACACGGAGACGTGTGAAATTGTCGCGGATGAAGCGCAAGCTGAAATGGCTTCAATCGAGGTTGAGTCATTCCAAGTTGAAAAGGCGAAGTTGAGCGCGGCAGTCACGCAATTGTTGTCTAACACGCTTTGGACGGTTGGAACGATTGAGGATGATACGCGCACGATTTACGCCGACCTTCAAGGCAAAAAGGTCACGGAATTGTTGACGTGGTTGGCTAATCAGTCTAACCAAGTATTGTCTTTCGATTCCGCGCACCGTAAAGTCTCGTTTATCAAACGGGATTTAACACCTTCCGGTATCGTGTTTAATTATGATGTCAACATGGCGAACATTAAGAAGACTGAGACGCCGCCTACCTGCACCGTCCTGCACCCTATCGGCGCCAACGGGCTGACAGTGGCGAACGTGAATCATGGCAGTGAGTTGGTTGAAGATTTCGGTTGGTACACGTCACTCGGCATGACCGAGAATGAGGCACGCGCCCGATTCACGAAACGGCAGGAATGGCAGGACGAACGTTACACCGTCGTACAGAATCTACTGGATGATGCTAAGAAGAAACTCTCCGTGTCCGCCTATCCGACGCTATCTTACGATTTAACCGCTGTTGACGGTATCGCAGATTTACGTTTGGGTCAGCAAGCGTACGTTTGGGATAATGTGCTCGACGTGCGCGTGTTGACAACTGTTAGCGTTATCCACACGTCCAGCGTGCATGACGATGATAGTGTGACATTGGATTACGTGCCACCGTCCTTTACGATTGCGACCGATGATACTACCGGCGACACGACATCCACGACGGAGGCCAGCGTATTTCAAGCATTCAACGACACGGAATATATGCTAGGGGATACGGCCACACGCGTACTGCCCTTGAGCATCAATGTTTACTCGGATACCATGCTTGAGTGTAATCTATGCCTAACAGTCAAAACCACGACAGCTGGACTACTCGAAGGCTATTTCCTTTTGAACGGTGAGAAGGCGGGGCCGCGTATCATGCAGACATGCGCGGAAGGGTATGTCACTATCGGCCTCCCATTCCTGATTACGAACGTTTCAAGTAACGACCAAACCACCCTTGACTTGTATCTGAAGCATGGGGGCTCTGGCAGTCTCGCCATCAATGATGCGCAAATTTATATCAGCGCTAAGGGTGCGTATGGTGGTATCACTAATGAACGTCCTGACAGGCGCGTGGTTGACGCTGTGGAACGTTTTAAACGCGAATGGCGTAACGTTGAGGATACGACGTCTGTCATATTCCCGGAACGCAACGACACTACTGTTGCTGAAACTGTGGAACGGTTCAAGACGGAGTGGCGTGAAACTGAAGACGTTGTTAATCCGATTGTGTGGCTTGAGGATAAGACGCTCACAATCACTAACGCCGAGAATGATACCGTGTTTACGCTTATTCTGCCAGACAAGAGCCAACATGAAATGCCTGCTGTTGTTGACGGGTCTACAATGTTCGACTTGAGTACGCTTGGTTTGACTGGTTCGACTAAAATTATAGTAAAGGAACTTGACGTGAGTGTCACGGTGACGCTTTGAAAGTGAGGGAAAATATTTTGAACGAGTCAGTGGAACGGTTGAATATCATGCCGCACGTGAAAGGTCACGTGTCGGTTGATGTGATGGAGGACGGGCGGATTGTAGACCATGCTGAGCATGATAATTATGTCAGCCCGTTCGTTTATGACGCGTTACGCAAGTATGTCAATGCGTATTTCATGATGTTACATGATGGAACGAACTTGTATCAGCAGGGTTCTGATTTCAGAAAATATGCACTTAATAGTGCGTTTATCCTGACCGACTACGCGGGGCCGGTGAATACTCGGGAACGTGTGATTCATGGCACTCCACTGAGCTACGGGTATCACCAATATGTTTCCAATAATGCGGATGAGTGTAGTTTCAATCAGGATGAATCATATCGCAAGGCGAACTCGTTGCGTTTCGTGTTTGATTTTTCAACCTCGCAAGGCAATGGCACGTTTCAAAGCATTTATAGTGGCCCATCCACGAGTAATCCAGCCTATGTGGCTGGATATGAGCTGTTGTCCGGTTATAATGTTTGTTGGCTAGTGACTTACTGTGATGGGAAAATTTACACGCCGGGCGCGAATAGTCTTACCGTGTTCACTGTGGATGATTGGATTACAAGGCTTAACGGGAACGCGTGGGATAGGCAAACCGTGCAAGTCCCTAACGCCGGATTAAATGACAGTACATCTTTAACCGCGTATAATCATTCTATTTATTGGGTTAACGACCAGTCTGTTTGCAGTGCGCCGATTTCTGACCTGACTGATGTGACAACACATAATATCGGAGATTATTGCCGAGCGATTTCTTACTCCGCGATTCGTGACTCGTTTTTCATCCTTACTTTAAATACCGAGGTGCGAGAATATTCAACCTCGTTCGAGCTTAAGAAAACTTTCACCGGCAATTATGCTGGTTATTATATTTCTGCCATGCCGGAGGAAAACAGTGTCCTAATCGGTAATCGCGTATATGACATTGACGATAATGCTAACGCGTTGAAACCATGCGCACGATGGGAGGCAAACTCACCGTTTGACTGCATGACGTTCATTGACGGTCTCGCTTTAGCCTATGGAGGCCAGTACGCTAATACGGGTCTGTATCTTGGCACCCAGTATTTCAGTCGTGCCCGACTTGATAAGCCCGTAACCAAAAATAGCAGGCAGACAATGAAAATCACTTACGATTTCAACATGCCCCCGATTGATTGGGAGCATTGATGGAGACGGCATTATTATGCGCCATTCTCGGCAGTCAGACGGTGACTATCCTCGTGCAATGGGTGTTAAGCAAAATCGATGCGAAACGCAACCCGTTACGCGAGGGTGTGAAAGAACTCTTGTTTTGCAAGCTGAAACAGTTTGACGGACAGCGGGAGCATAACGGGTTCGTGCCAATTGCGGACAAGGAAACTGTTGAACGTGTCTACACCGCCTACCATGCTTTAGGGGGGAATGGTGTTGGTACGGAGATAGCGAATAAGATTCGTGCTTGTGCGAGTAGTAGGGAGGAAAAATGAAACGAACACCGAAACATAAGCGTATCAAGCGGAGCATGGTCAAACCGGTTGCCTGTTTGGCGTTGAGCGCGACTATCATGCTCGCGCCTAGCGTGGCATTGGCGAACATGAATGGTGTGGACGTGAGCGGATGGCAACCCGCGAACATCACGCGCACTATTCCGGCTGATTTCGCTATCGTCAAGGCCACCGAGGGTGTGGACTTCACTAACACTTCGTGGGTTAGCCAGATTACTGGCGCTATCGAAACCGGCAAGCTTCATGGGTTGTACCATTATGCGAATGGTGGTAACGCGATTGCGGAAGCCGACTATTTCGTTAACACGATTGGTTCTTATGTTGGCCGTTCTATGCTCGTGTTGGACTGGGAGAGCTACCGTAACGCGTCATGGGGTAATGGCGGTTGGGTGCGTGAGTGGGTTAATCGCGTGCATGAACGTACTAGTGTTTGGCCGGTGGTTTATGTGCAAGCGTCTGCCGTGTGGCAGATTCCGCAGGACGTGCGTCAACATTGCATGCTGTGGAAGGCTCAGTATGCGAGCAATGCCGTTACCGGCTATCAGTCTCAGCCGTGGAATGCTGGCAGTGCCGGTGAGGGCATGTTGCAATACACGTCTCATGGCATGTTGAATGGTTATGGTGGGTTCCTTGACCTTGACTTGTTCTTCGGTGATAAAACCGCTTGGGGTCGGATTGCTTGCGGTGAACGTAGTGGGTGCGTGCCGAACTCGTTCGCGAATACTGGCACCACTACCACGGTCAGGCATGATACGCCGAACACTACGTCTAATGGTGATGTGAATCAGATGGCGAACGACGTTATCGCAGGCAGATACGGTAATGGCGCGACACGCAAGGCTTTGCTGGGTGGCTATTATGATTCGGTTATGAGGATTGTGAATAATCGTTTGGGATGCGGTACGGCTCAATCCTCTGCGCAATGCGTTTACGTCCAGTCTGGCGACACGTTAAGTTCGATTGCATCACGCTATGGTGGCAGTTGGAATGAGTGGACGGGCTACCGTTCCGGCAATCCGAACATCATTTATGCTGGTGAGCGTGTTTGCCGTCGCGGGTCTAGTGTTTACACTGGGGGAGCACGTCGCTATACCGTCCAGTCTGGTGACACGTTGAGCGGTATCGCGTCACGATATAAGATTAACGTGAGTCAGATTAAGGGCTATCGTTCAGGCAATCCTAACGTGATTTATCCGGGCGAAACCTTGTATTGGTGATTGGAGCAAATTATGGACATTACTCAGGCTGAGACTATCGCGGTTGCTATCGTCGGTTTGGTTGCTCCCGTGTTCGTGCAGGTTGTCAAGCCGATTCTGCCGGATAACATGACCGCCTTGTTTAGTCTCGCGGTCAGTATTGTGTTGGGCATGTTGGCTATCGGGGCTGTGGGCGGTTTTAATCACGGTTATACGTGGGGTGTACTGCTTGTTGCTGTGGTGGGTGTCTCGCAGACGGTTTACACTGCTGTCAATCAGGTGATGGGCGGCAAGCTTGGTAAAACGTTCGTTGACGAAAATGGTTTGGCCTAGTATAATGTGAAGTGCTGAAAGTTTTGGCGATTGACTTTTAGTGCTGTCATTGATAAAGCCGCACGGGTTCATCTTCTTCCCCGTGCGGCTTCTCCTTTTTTAAATGGTTTTCAACCCGTCCCAAGTTTGCACTGGAATGTTTTCAGGTCTGGCGAAACCTGACACGATTAATCCCAGCCGTTCGGCTTCTTTCACATTCTCGTGTACCCAACCGTGGCAACCGGTTGTACCTGCCCCGCAGAGGGTTATGAGGTTTGGACTGGAATGCATTTCAGCGTAGGGGTGCGAGCGTAGTCTACGGTGGTGGATTGAGTAGCCGAATGGCGTGTATCTCACGTCCCGTCCGCATCTTACGCACCGGTAGTGGTCGCGTTCCAACACGAGTTGGCGGGTTCCTTCGGTCGGTTTTTTCTCTTTTGGTTTGCCTTCTTTCGCTAGCATTATTCCTCCGATTGCTCCACACAAAATTCTGCCAATTGCGCGAGTACAAGCGCCAGCATGGCGTAGCTGTTCTTACTGAGGTTTTCGGCTTCACCAATCGTGTAGGTTTGTTTTTCCTTATTGGTGGTGTAGCGGAGTTTTTCTTCCACCATTGAGTCGGCTAGTTCAACGCTGACATGCATGATAAATTCTGGCATGTTTTTCATTTTATTTCCTCCCTTGGTTGGAATAATATGACTTGTTCGCCTTCATCGTCGAAAATGGTTGCAGTGTACCCGTTGTCCACTGCTTTTCCTGCCGTTGCTACGGCTTGTTTGAATGTGTCGCATACATATTCGGTACCGTTGAATTTTACTACATACATGTTTTATTCCTTTCGTTGGGTGCCCCGCCCGTGTGGGCGGGGGCGGTGGTGTCAGTCGCAGAGTTCTTCAATCTGTGCTTCATATGTGGTGTCATAGCTGGTTTCATGGAACTTGCTGACGCGTCCGAATGTGAAGCCGTACTTGCGTTCACATTTGCGACGGATTGAACGGAGGATGTTCTTTGTTTCCACTGCTTCACTGTGGAAGGTGTAGAAGGCGTTGAGTTCTGGGATGTCGATGGTTTGCTTGCCGTAGAAGTAGCTGATGTTGATTGTTGCGGTGGTCATTTTGGTTTGTCCTTTCCTTGTTTGGTTGGTAATTACATAATACATCACTTGGTTATGCGACACGCCGACGTTCGACAAACACGCCCCAGCACATAGGAATTTTCAACGGAACCAACCGGGACACGCGATAGTCAGCGCCATAACGCACTTCAGCAAGCTGAGCAATAACCGCGTGCGCTCTCTCCCTTGCTTCGGCAATCCGCTTGTCATAGCCGCGCTTGCGCTTCTTCCAGCCGTCGCTAGTCCTCTCATACACCTCCCACACGACACCATTTTCCGAATAATGAGACTGCACGCGATAATCGTAAGCGTCAACGTTCCTATATTTCACCCTATCCCCCTTTTCAGTACATTTCAGCGATGTGCCTAGTGAATGCGCATACGCTGACTGCCGTCATATAGCCGCGTAATCCCGTCTTCCTCGCCATGAGAAGCCACACGGGGAAAGTGATGAAGGGTGCGAGACACCAACCACATGTAGCGAGATTACGCAGACTGAAGGCTTGCAGTGCTTCGCGTCTCTGCCCCTTCGTTTCGTACTGCGTTTCGACTGTGTTGAGAGCGTCTAACCATACTCTGCGCGCATTCTTTAAGGACATGCCGAAACCGTCCGTTGTCTGGATGCAAGTATTGAGGTATCCGGCGACTAGTCCGGCCTGCACTGCCTTGTTCATTTCTTTGCTCCTTTGCGGTAGACGTAGAGTGCCGCCAGCATGCACGCGACACCGATAATATTGATGAAGTTCATGTTTTCGTTCGCGGATAATACGATTCCGAAGAGGAAGAGTATTGCCACGAAGCCGTCGTTTTTGTTCATTGCTGGTTCCTTTCAATTGGTGCCCCGCCCTTGCGGGCGGGGCGGGGTGGTCATTCTCCGATGATTTCTGCAAACTTGTCGGTGAGCCACTTGAGGTATTCTTTTCTGGTGTTGAACTTGCCTTGTGCATGTTCGGTGCCGTTCCACCATGCTCCCGTGGTGTTCTCGTTCCACCATGTTTCGACGTTTACCGTGCCGTCTTCGTTGGTGGTGGCCTTGATGTTGTATCCCTTGAAGCAGTTGGTTTCGGTGGTCATTCCGTTTGTCCTTTCTTGGTTGGTAATTACATAATACATCACTGTTGAGTACGACACGCCGGAAAACAAAAAAAGGGAGCCCACGAAATTCCTTCGTAGGTTCCCTGAATTTCATCGACTGCAATACGCTAAGCACTGCACCTCAAGCGCATCCACATGACGGTAGCACACTCCATCAAACACGAAAAAAGGTGCGGTAGAATACTTGTGACCCTTGCGCAAAGTCCAGTAACGACTGTTACCCGGCTGAACTATCATGAGGGCAATCATAACGCCCGTTTTTTTCTTGATGCGCAACACCATTTTTCGTAGCTCGTCAATCAACTCGCGGTGTTTGCATCCCGCGCAATCGTCGAAAACCGCGTAAATGACACGTCGTGAAATGTTCACCAGTCCACACCTCCCAGTTTTTGCAGTTCGTCAATAAGTGCCAATGTCTGCAATTCTTTTGTTTCCTGCGCTTCGATTTCACTTGCAACACTCCGACGGTCAACCTCGAACACCTCATGTTGCAGACTGCCGTAAACCCTATCGTCGAGCATGGTGAAATACACCGTCTGCAAGTCAGGGTTAACGACAAAATACTGAAGCACTTGAGTCTGGTATTGTTCCGGGATGAAGTCGAACTCACGACGCGATTCCAGAATCTCCGGGAATAGTTTGAGAGCCAACGACTGCAATTCATCACGCTGACTACTCGGAGTTTCCGAATCATTCAACAGCTGGAATACACGGAACGGGACAACCGTCTGCAAATGGTATTTCGTGCCCAAACTTTTCGCTTCGAACGCGAACGGGGGGTTATATTCCAGCCCGTTAATATCGATTTGCGGTTTGGCGTGAGCGTCAGGACTGACCGCAATACGGTCATCCACGTCACTTACCCACATTCCAGTGTCGAATTCAACAACGTCGGTGGAAATGTCAAGTTTCTCGCACGCCATCATGATATTAGTGTTTTCCAAACGGTGACCGCGTTCCATTGGCGGTTCCCCGTCCGGCTGTTCCGCAATCATGTCGGCGAGGAACTGCCAAAAATCGAGGTTGACTTTTAGTCGTTCGTTATCTCGTTTGGCTTGTTCGGCTTTCGCTCTGTATTCTTCGGCCTTTTCTTCAGTCTTTGCCTTGTCTGCCATGGCTTCGAGCTTGGCTACGTCCTTTTGGGCGTAATGTTCGAGCGCGAGCGTTCCGGCTTTGGTGCCCGTGATTTTACCAATTCGCGCGTCCAGCCATGCTTGAGTGTCCTGCGCTTGAGAAACGTTCAGAATCTTCATTTTAGTTTTCCTTTCTTACCGGTAATCCGTTTTCCGTGGTGGAGAGCATGTATGCTTTCAGTAGTGTGTCCGCTATTTTTTGGCGTCGTGCGGGCGGGATGCGTCGGAACTTGGTTTCCCAATGCGCGACTTGGCATTGCCGTACACCGTACATTTTTGCCATTTCACGCTGGCTGATACCGAACGTGTTGCGCAAATATTTCAACAATTCGCTGTCGTCCAAAGAGTTAAGATAACTATTCCGACTGTTGACGGTGCGGAGATTGTTTTCATGGTCGAGTGTGAATAGGTTGCCGTTTTTTGACTGGATAAGGTAGGCGTAAACGTCTTCCTTGATTCTATATTCTCGCTCTCCGGCGACGGTTTTGAATGTGATGGGCATGGCTCCCGGCCATAGTGTGAGTCTCATTTATCTTCTCCCCTCATGCAAGCTCTTCATTATAGAAGACGTATGCGATTCCGTTGACAATGTTGAATTGCCCTCGCACAACGTTTTTGTGAATTGTCGGTTTGATTCCAGCCAAGTAGAGCAAGTCTAGTGCATCCTCTCTGGAATTTGGGTAGATTGCGATTTGTGGCGTGCAGTCTTTTAATTCAATGTTCGGTGAGTCTTCGGCCACTTTGTCAAGCTGGATTAGTGTCTCGTTAAGGAATCTGACGTATTGGGCGAGGGTTATTGTATCTTTCATTATTGTTTCTTTGGTTAATGGTGCCCCGCCCTTGTGGGCGGGGCTGTGGTTTGGTTTAGAGTGCGTGTTCCTTGAGCAATTCAGTGAATTCGTCGGGGTCTACCTGCTCGTAATTGTCGTAGCCGTTTATATAGCAGATGTCGAGAAGGTCTTTCGCGGCTCCGTAGGTGTCCCAGTCACCGTCATCCTCACCGCAGTTTCCAAGGTAGTCGATGATGTAGTCTTCTGCGGTACTAAGGTTGATTTCCATTTTGTTTGTCCTTTCTTTGTTTGGTAATTACATAATACAACAGTTTTGATTACGACACGCCGGACTAGAGATAATCCATGACAACGAAACCAATACCCGCCAAACCAATAAGGATGTTAGCCAATGCGAGAAGAATCATAAGACTATCCCCGCATTGAAACGCCACTACCAAAACAACAGCGGCCACAATCGTAAGCACTAAGAAGCCGCAGAATATAGCCACCTTTTTCACTTATTGCCACCCTTGCTGATAGCCTGACGCAGAAGCATAACGTCATGCTCGGTCAAGTCCTGAGGCTTACGCACCTCATGACCGAACTGCGATGCCAGAGCGCTGACGTAGAAGCCCAGATTTGTTCCAGCGGCCTGAGCCATGTCGTTAAGGTCATTGACTTCTTGTGCCGTGGCCTTACGTGGCCGCTGTGGTGCGGAATAGTCTCGCATGGCGGCACCGTCGTCGTCCTTGTCTGGGAAGATGCCAAGGGCGGCGTAGAGGGAGTAGCGTCGCGCGTAGGTTACTGCGGAGCCGATTGCCTGAGGGTCGGGTACCACAATGAATGGATAGTCGCCCACGTTCAGTGTTTTTTCAGCGTCGAAAATGATTGTTTCTACCGTGCCGTAGCTCACTTTGTCGCCTACCGCGCCCATGCGTACCACCTGCCGGAAGGCTAACTCATGCTTGGCGAAAATAGGCTTGATGGTTTTGAGAATGGTGGAGAGATTAAGATACTTGTAGGTGCGTTGTCCAGCGTTGGCTGTCAGGTCGGTGACGAAGTTGGGGACTTCGTTGAGGACTGCCATATATTTTTCTTCGAGTTTCATTATTGTTTTCCTTTCATTAATGGTGCCCCGACCGCTTGGGCGGGGCTGGATGTCGTTTATAATGCGTTTTCAGGAAGAGTGTCGAGGTAGTCTATTGCATCGTACATTCCTTCGGTGGTGTATGGGAAAAGCTTCTCGTAGCAGTGGCTAGAATAGTGTTGGCCACGCTTGCGGTAATCCCTGCGAAGTTCTTCGTCGGTCTTGGCGACTTCCCAGTGAACGCGGATTACTCGGTGTATGTCTCCCTTGCGGGTAGTGTACACGTCAAGGTTTTTAGTGATATAGAGCTTCTTCTTGGTGCCCATCATGTTATCGAAGATTTCGAAGAGGTTGAAGCGGAGGTTTTCGGTGGTCATTTTGTTTTGTCCTTTCTTGGTTGGTAATTACATAATACATCACTGTTGGACGCGACACGCCGGACTAGGCAGAATTTCACCCAAACGACTCAACCCACGCGCGCTGTCAAGCCCACGGAACCGTTTAGCGGACTGTGCGGCTTCATCGAGACTACGCCCACTCAGCCGGTTACGCCGATACTCCCAACTCGCATCACCTTCGATGCCAAGTGCGGCCATCTCCCGCGTAATGTCGGCTTCGGAAGGCTTATGGTCACGTTTCCACCTACGCCAAAACGCATTGAGGTCGGCGGGCATGAGATACGGGCGCTTCTTGGCGTATTCCGGGCTTGCGAAAAATTGGCGTATGGCTTCTTTCGCCACGTCAAGTCGCATGTCAGTGGCTAACGCTTCCATCCATGCGGCCACCTGCATATCGGTCACAAGTCGGTTATCGAAGGCGCTGGCATAAGTTAGGAGTGCTTGCACTTGCAGTTTATTCATTTCTCGTATTCCTTGAATTCTAGTTGCATTAATTTCACGACTTTCAACATGCCGTCCAAGTCACTTTTTCTAAGGTACAGCCAGAAGATGCCTTCCGCATAGGTGGTGGTTTGGCGTGCAAGGTCTAGCATGTTGTCCATGTAGAGACAGCACTTACCCACTTGCGTGAGGTTGTGCGCGTCCAATGGTTTGCCGTCGATTTGCAGACGGCATTTCTCGCCATTGTCGATAGCCCTCTGTAGATACCATTCTGCTTTCTGCAAGTCTTCGAGGGGGAGCCCATTGGCTCGGTATCGCCACACGTATTTTATGGCGTTGCCTACGCAAAAGCTGTGATATTGCGCGACTTCGATGCATTCGCAAGGCTTTGTGTTGTCGTTGTAGTGTGCTGGATGATTAACGTTGTCCATGATTGATTCCTTTCAGAATTGCGGTGTGATTGAGTCCAGAAAATCGTCAAGGTAAAGAATGAAGTCTTCTTGTGTTGAGTCGTGAAGTTGTGGCTGATAATCCGCATGTAGCCATTGGATGCCACTGGACATTTTCATCCACTTAATACCGGCAAGATACACGAGTATCGTATTGTGGACTTTATCAATCGTCCAGTCTGAGGGAGCCACAACGTCCATCATGTAACTTTTAGATTGGGCTCCGCTTCTCTGCCGGTTTTCTACGCCTTTCCAAGCCAATATCCATACTCTGTAGCGTGCTATTTTTTTGTTGTCTTGCACGGTTAACGCTGTTTCGAAGATTGCCGTATCTTCTTGCTTGACGCAGAGTGCGACGGAATGCATATCGTACGGGGGTGTATCGTTGAATAGTGTCAGCATTTTGCTTTCCTTTCATTGGGTGCCCCGCCCTTGCGGGCGGGGCTAGTATAAGTATTTTCAGGCTTTGCGTTCGTAGACTTCCACATTGTAGCCGCCATCGGTGGTGTAGTCCGGCTTGAATTTGCCGAGTCGGTATCCTCGTTTGAGCATTTCAAGTCGGAGGGTGAATAGGATGCCTCCCACACGGTTCAGGTTTTCAATGTCGAAGTTGATTCCGTTATCGATGTTGCGGACGTGTGCGGTTGCGTTTTCTTCGTCGATGATGACGTATGCGTCACAGATGTATTCGCCTTGGTTGTACGGCTGGAGTTTAACCATTTTAGATTCCTTTCTTATCGGTTGGTAATTACATAATACACCACTGTTGAGTACGACACGCCGGAAAACAGAAAATGCCCGCCGAAACAAATCAGCGGGCATAATGAGAATCATTATCAATAAGCGAACTTGACCGGCACTAGCGGGAACGCCCCAGCACCAAACGTCGAGACAACAAGAGACCATGTGACATGCGACGCGGGTAATCCATCGCTCCAAACACGGTTTAGCGGCTCAGTCCCATACTTTCCATCATCAAGAGTAGGGCGGCGCACACTCCAATCACCCTTTCCGTCACAGTAGAGCAGTGTGCCGGTCTGAGTGATGTAATAGCCCTCCTCCGTTGGCATTTCATGCATCGTCTTCACGTTTTCGGGAAAAAGATAATTGAGTTCGTCTTGCAATGCTTTCATCTCGTCTTCATCCCGGAACCTTAGCACCGCCTTCCACCCGTCTTCCGTTGTAGTAGCGGCCAAGTCTCGCAGTGAGTTGATAACAATGCTTTCAGGGTTCGTATACGCTGTGACCTTAATCATTTTTGTCCTTTCACTTATAAATCGGGGTTACACTCACATGTGTTAGCGGGAATGCTTTGGCGCCAAGTTTCTTGACTATCTTGAGCCAATCTGTCTCGTAATCCTCTTCGTTTTCTCCCAATACGTTCACTTGCGACGGGTAAGTGCATGGCTCCCCGTTATAGTATGCTCTGATACTCCAATCGCCTTCAGTGTCCCTATATAGGAGCAGTCCAGTGCGAGTAAGATATAAACCGTCTTCTTCTGGTTCCTTGAACTTGCCTGCAAGTCTGATGTTTTCCGGGAATGTTTTATTGAGTTCATCTTGAAGTGCTTTTAAATCTTCCGTTGAATAAAACTCAACGTTTAGACACCTTGTATGCTGTGGCTCCACATATTCGGTAGTTGCCGATTTAACACCCTCGATGCGGAGGTTGTTAACTCCATTCGCATAAACGGAACGGGATACTGTGATACTCATTTTTTCTGTCCTTTCATTCTGAAAAAGGGGTAATGTTTACACGGGTTAATGGTAGTGCGACTTTAGTTAATTGTTCGATGACATTATGCCAATGTTTCTCGTTGATTAAATGCAAGTTGGGTATCTCACGTGCCAAGTATGGTGAAGCGGAGTCTTTGAATCGTATGACGCTCCATCCCCATTCGTCCTTTAAGAGCAGTATTCCAGTTTGCGAGAGGTAATATCATTCTTCTTTTGGTTCTTTGAAGTTTTCGTCTACTGTGACGTTTTCGGGGAAAAGATTATTTAACTCGTTTTGGAATTCTTTCAAGTCTTCCCAGTTGTTGAATTGTAGTTGCACGGTGTTCGTGAGATAGGTTTTGCCTTGTTTTGCTCCGCAAATGTCCAGTCTTTCGCAGTCTGCGAATGATTCGTGTTTTACTTCTATTGGCATTTCATGTCCCTTTCATTTGTTGGTTATTTTACATTATCGATTATACATGATTACGCACGCGACACGCCGGACTCAATCTGGAAACCGAAAAGGTCAGTCTGCTGTTCCATCGCCTGAGTGAGATTCTGCAAGTTCCTTTCCGCGTTCGTGGCGGGCTTGCGAGCTTGCGGAGGGTCGGGACGGTATTCATCATTCCACCTTTCGCCATTGAGCCATGTCGCGAAATTCGGAATGAACCGCGTTTCCGTGTTGGCACACTGGGCGGCGAATGCTTGCACCTTAGCCATGAGAAACGCGCTGTTCATGCCTACTTTGGCTTTACGCCATGCCTTGTATGCGGCCATTTTAGCCACGTGTTTCGGGTAGAGCGTCCACAGTTGTTCGAACTCTGTCGGATATTCTTGGCGCTTATATGTCGCTGGTTGTACCGGTGCGAGGTCTCGTGCGGGTTCTGCCGGTGTGGGTTCGTGTGTGGGTTCTACCGTGGGAGTCGATTCTGGAGCTTGGTAAAGCGTTTTATCTTCCGCACTTCCGTTCCCCTGAATACGATTTTCGGCTGTCTCAATGTAATACATATTGGATTGCCGTCCTCCATCGTTGGCTTTCCGGGCAATACGCCTTATCAAGCCTTTGCTTTCGAGCGTGGAAAGGCATTTAAATACAGTTGACCGGCAGAGTAGAGACTCCTTGGCGATTGTGTCAACGCTCGGGAAGCATGTTGAATTATCGTCAGTGTGGTCACAGAGTACTAGGTACACGAGTTTTTCGTTCGCGTTGTCAAAGTGGTTACCTCGTATGACCCAGTGGCGCACTGCCATAAATCCATGATTGCTATTCATGGTATCTATCGTAACACAATTGTTTAAGATTGTAAAACTGGCCGATTTTTCTTTAGTATTTCTTTCTTAATTGGTTCTTCTTAATTGGTTCTTCTTAAATGGTTCTTCTTAGTGTCTACCTCGTACACTGGGGGTGTCTATGTCGTGTACTGGGGGTGTCTATGTCGTGTACTGGGGGTGTCTATGTCGTGTACTGGGGGTGTCTATGTCGTGTACTGGGGGTGAAAAGTACTAATAAGTTGCGTATTTGCAATATACGCAACATAGTGATATAGTGGGCAATATGAAATATTTAACAGTTGCTCAATATGCCGAAAAATGGCAAGTATCAGAATATTCTGTGCGCAGATGGGCACGCCTTGGCCTTATCGAACATACGAAAATTGGCAAGGCAATCCGTATCCCAGAAAACGCAATTCCCAACCTTGAAGGCCACGTAAATGCCTAGACCATTAACCGCCGAAGGTGAGTTGAACGTGGCATTAGGCCAAGAACGCGCCAGACATCGTGACTATGATTTAACGCTGTTGCGTGACCAAATCGAAGCCATGCGCAAGCCGAAACCGAAACGCAAACGGAAACCGCCAACACCGGAGCAACGTGAACGAATCAGGCAACGCAAGCGCGATTACATGCGACGTGTCAGAGCCGACCCCGAATACAGACGACTTGAACGTGAGCGGAAACGTAAATACGATAACGAAAACCGCGAACACGTCAACCGTATCAGCCGCGAGGGTAGAGCTCGACGCATGAAAAAACTGAAAGCTGAAAACCCTGAAAAATATTCAGAAGTGTTAGAGCAGAATCGCAAACGCTCTCAAGCGTGGCGAGACGCATTAACACCACAACAGCGAGCATATTTAAACGCAAAAAAACGTGAAAAAGACAGAGCACGACGTAAGGCAAGGAAAGAAGGAAACAAATGAATGACCCTATTCTACTGATTGAACACGGTAGGCTCACCGGTGAACCGGAAATGAAAACCACGAAAACTGGCAAGCAGATTCTTCAGTTTACGGTTGCGGGTAACGGTTCGCATAAGGATAAGAATACCGGTCAGTATGTTGATGATTGCCAGATTTTCATCCGCTGTACCGAATGGGATGTTAACCGCGCTCAAGCCTTGCAAAAAGTGTTGCACAAGGGCAGTGAGGTACGTTTGGAAACCGCTTTCAACTACGCGTGCGGTACCGACCAGAACGGACAGCCACGAGTGTATTTCGATGCTCGATTCCCCAAGCTTACCGTGTATCCGCCTCGTCCGCCGAAGACTCCGCAACAGCAGACGCCGACTAGCCCGTCCAATTTCGACGATTTTGGTAATAGTGATGCTTGGGGTGAACCCGCATTTTGAAAACCAAAACGTTAACGTTTAACGCGTATGGCATGACTCCCGCACCTAAAGGTAGTTACCGTTTCGTGCGGGGGCACGCCATCCCCATGAGTAATCGTGAGAAGCCGTGGCGTGGCCTAGTGACTGATAATGCGCGTATTGCAATGAATCGTGAACAGTTCACCCAGTTTGCCAAGGACGTTCCCGTGTCGGTGCGCATCACGTTTTTCATGCCGCGGCCTAAAACCGTCAAACGTCATATGCCTACCGTCCCGCCAGACATTGACAAACTGTGCCGTGCCGTATTGGACGCCTTGACGGACGCGGGAGTGTGGGTGGATGATAGTCAGGTGGTTGACCTAGGCGCAACTAAAATCTACGCGTCCGGGCCTCATATTGGCGCGCATATCACAGTAGAAGGATTAGCCCATGAAGAAGCTTAAACAGAACATCGGTCATATCATCGGCAGTATCGTAGCCGTGCTAGTGATGGTTGATTTTGCGTTGGTGATGATGCTTGCTTGCGTCACACTGTTTAGACTCATTCTAAAGGCGCTGGGCTTATGAGTTTAACGTGGAAACAACTGGAAGCGTTGAGCATTCCGCATAATTCAACGCCGATTGACTTGGATGACCCTGAAATAAAAACCATGATTGCGGAATGCCGTAAACCGCATAGTGTGCAATTGGAATTGGAGGACTTCGAAGATGGGTGCTAAGAAAGGGATGGTTAACAATCCGACGGGCAAGGGTGGTTTCGGCGACCATCCGGAGAACGCGTGCAATGGTAGGTGGAGGAAAGAAGACTCATACACTTACAACGTTAATAAGTTTGGCCGCATGACGGACATAGAACTTCAAGAAATTATTTTGAAGTCCAAAGCGGGGGAACTTACCCAATTCCAGCAAGCCGCGTTGAAAACCGTCCTTGACATGAAGAAAGATGAAGGGTGGAAGAAGCTTGTAGATACCGTTGATAGGGTTGACGGCAAGGCGTTGCAACCGGTTGAACAGACGGTTAACGGATACATGCCACCAACTATTAATATCGAGTTTGTCAAGGGAGATGAAGATGAAGAATGATTTTTGGACTGTTCGGGAATGGCTTGAATTCGTCCAGCATCCAGCGGAAGACATGAGTTATGCCACGGTTCGTTTTGGCCGATTCATTTGGGATAATTGGCGGCTTACGCGTGGCTCGAAGACTGTTCGCATGGTGAGACGTAATATCAATGGTGTTCGGTCTGGACTGATGAAAGCATATCCGCGTAGCCAAAAGGCGTATATACTACGTCTGTACATGATATGGCGTGAGAAAGATTTCAGCCGTCGTTATATCAGCTGATTTTTATGACACGCTGAGTTGCATTATCGCGCAAGACAATGTATATTATTTATCGGCAAGAAAAGAAAATGAGCCATCTATCTATATATATAATTTAATTCCCGTCTAGTTTTTCCTTTCATTTTGCGCTAGACGGGGCTGGAACGTTGCGCGAGTGGTTTAAGCGGGCACCCTGCTAAGGTGCTAACTGGCAACGGTTCGGGGGTTCGAATCCCTCACGTTCCGCAATCCTGACGTGAGCCTAGGATAAGCGTTAGGCGGTTGAGTACACTACTCTTGCAGTGACTCAGACGAAATATAAAAGGGCGGCTAGTGGGCACGGTCGATAGTGAGGTAACATGTGCTCTCCGGTCAACGGTTGGCGGTCGATAGGATTGCGGCGGTAGCCCGCTAAAGTCCAAGCTAACCAATTTTCCCGTGGTGTAATGGGTAGCACGGCAGTCTTTGGTACTGTTTGTTTTGGTTCGAGTCCAGACGGGAGAGCGGAGACATAATAGGGGCATGCGCCTATTATGTCGTTGCTTGGGCTGTAGTTCAGCGGACAGAACTGGACGTGGTTATTTGTCGTGTCGCAACATGACTAAGTATCATGTCTGTATGTCGCGGGTTCGAGTCCCGTCAGCCCCCGAGCCGAGCGCCTATGAACATTATTGGCATGAGAGATAATGGAATGCGCCGAAATGCTCCCAGTCTGAAGCACTGGCTGGCATGAGATTGCAACTTATGCGTGTGATAATCTCATGGCATGGAAAAGTAAAACCACAGCCCCTCTAATCGCGCGACTAGAGGGGCGTTTCCATATCCATTATTAGAATACGTGTTATGAAGATTCCTGACGATTACTCTAGCCTTTTTTGGTGGACTCACTCGCTTACACCGCCAGCCCGCTATTTCGTTTTTGAGGGTGGGCGTAGTTCAGGCAAAACCACGACTATATGTCAGTCGTTAGTATTGCGTGGAGCTGTCAAGCCTATTCGTGTCTTGTGCGCTCGTGAGTTCCAAAACTCGATTAACGAATCTGTGAAGAAGAGTCTTGAGGACTCTATACGGTTGTTAGACCTTGGCGGGTACGCTATCACGAAAGACTCGATAGAGCACGAAAATGGGACTAGTTTCGTTTTCAAGGGCTTGCATAATGACCCCGAAACCACGGTTAAAGGTTTGGAGGGTATTGACGTTTGTTTCATCGATGAAGCGCAATTTATTTCGAAGCATTCGCTTGATATTCTTCTGCCGACTATCCGCAAGGAAAACAGTACGGTCATTTTTGCCATGAATCCGCTGACGCCGAAAGATGAGGTTATGGAGCGGTTCGTGTGGAATGCTAACGAGCAGGTGAAGGCGCGAACCATTCATAAGCATGTCACCTATCGTACTGCGCTCAAGGCTGGACTACTGCCGCGGGAAGTGTTGCAACAAGTGCAGGAGGCTAAAGGGTCTCCCGACTTTGCTCACATCTGGGAGGGCAAACCGACTGATAACGTGCTTAACCGCATCATGTCGTGGCAACAATTGCAGTCAGCTGAAACCACCATCATGCCTGACGGTGGTATAACGTTCGGCGTTGACGTGGCGAGACTGGGAGCAGATAGGACAGCCGTAGCGGTCAACAAGAGTGGTACTGTTATCGATTTAATCAGTTGGAACCACACGCGTTTAACGGACTCGGCGCAGACCATTAGACAACTGGCAGACCGATACAATCCCGTCGCGATTAATATTGATGACTGCGGTGTTGGCGGTGGCCTGACAGACATGCTTATTGCTGACGGGTTACCGGTTCAGCCGATTAATTCCGCGTCACGAGCTAAGGACAATACGAAATACCCCAACATCAATAGTGAGATGTGGTTTACTTTCGCTGAGAAACTAGTAGCCGGTGACATACATTTCATTAACTCCTTGCCTGATAAAAACGACTTGTTTGATGAATTAAGCACGCGTGAGTGGAAACTCACGACGAAGAATCAACGTCAAGTGCAAGCGAAAGCGGATTACAAGACGGCTAATAATGTTGGTTCACCTGACCTTGCGGACGCGGTTTTATTGAGTGTGTACACGCCGGTTAGGTTGACAAGTTGGGATGTTGAGGTATTATAGAGAACGCCGGTAAAGCTTTGGTCCTTTTTCTTTACCGGCGGTTGGTTGATTGGTAAGCCCTCGCTGGGATGGCGGGGGCTTTCCTAGTATAATGGGAACCGTTATCAATAAGCCTATTGAAAGACGGTAACATTGTCTAAATTCGGTTATAAAATCAGAAGTTTCTTTACCCGTCCAACGTCCCCAGCATTGACTGAAGGATGGACTAGGGTTAGCGGCAGTGGAACGCAGGTAATTCCACCTTATGATGCTTACGCGCAGATTTTCCCATATTCCAACGCGATTGCGGGACGTTTTGCCACTATCATTCCTTATGCGGTTGACGCTCAAGGCGAGCGTATTAACCCGGCGCCTCCCGCGCTTAAAGCATTGTACGCGCCTAATGACCAATTTTCTTGCCTTGAGTTCCTGAAATTCATTGCCAATAGTATTCTCACCCAGTCGCATCTTGATATTTTGGTGTGGACGAATCAAGGCGGGTATATTCAGCCGGGCGGCGAGGTGACTCCGGACAATATCGCGGGCTATACGTTCCTTCCACAAGATAGTAGGCAGTGGGATAGTAGTCATACGACTTGGACGCATCGCGTCACCATGACCATTAACGGACGTTTGGAAACCCGTACTTTCACGCGTAATGAGACTATCGCACTCAGCTATTCCACGCATCCGCTTGACCCGTCGCGTGGCATCAGTCCCGCGCAGACCATCCGCAAGTGGGCAAACGTCGATGACATGATAGCGGATTACGAGCGTGGCTTCTTCGCCAACGGTGCTGTCCCCGCTGGCATGATGGGTATTGTGTCCGCTACCGCCGACGATTTCACCCGCACAAAAAATCAACTTGAGCAAGCGTTCCAAGGCGCCGGACACAATAACGGTGTGGTGTATAACCTGATTCCGGTAGACCCGTTGAGTGGCAAACCGTCCGATACCGGGAAATTGGTGTGGGTGCCTTTCCAGCAGGCCAATAATTCGCTCGACTTGTCCAGTCTTAATGACGTGGTTAACAGCCGACTTGCAAGCGCCCTCGCGGTGCCGGATATTGTGCGCGGTATCGATAATGGGCAGACCTATGCCAATGCCGAACAAGCCGAACGCGCTTTCGTTGAAAACACGTTGAAACCGCTCTGCATGACGGTGTGGGACAAATTTCAGTTCGAGCTTGACCGAATCACGGGGGGTCTTGGATACGGCATAAATTTCACCCTCGATATTCCGGCACAGACGGATATGCGCAAGGTGCAGGCCGACACTCAGGCAGTGCAGGTCGAAACGCTTATCAAGCTTATCAATGCTGGAGCGAGTGTGGAAACCGCTGTGAAGGCATTGCACTTGCCAGACGAGTTCAATGCGCTGGAACTGGAACCGGCCACACCGTCTCTTTTCGTGAAGCCGGAAGCCCCGCAGATTGTGCCACAGATTCAAGCCTCGAAAGATGATGACGTTAAGACGGAACCGGTAAAACCGGACGTTGAAGAATCAACCGTAAGCAAGGCATCTAAGCTAGTCCGCAATTTCTACCGTGACTTGATTGACCTTAATCTAGCGGCGCATAGTTTCGCTAAGACTGACGTGGATAGTGGTGAGATTCAAGCAGAACTAGTGGACGGGCTTTTCTCGGTCTATGAGGCGGAAATCGTCGCTTACGCCAACTCGACGGGGAAGACGATTATTCAAGCAATGCAGGAACTAGCCAAAACTAATCCAGACATTGCCAAGATTCTTGACGCTTGGACGCCCTCACAGATTGCCCAACTTGTCGGCTGGGAGACATTGCCGGATACGTTTGAAAAGGCGTACCGCAAGCAACTAACCAAGACTGTGGCCGCTGTGACGGGTACCGCCAATAAGAGCATTGCCAAGGTTATCTCGCAAGGCATCAAGGATAAGCTGAATTACAAGGAACTTGTAAAACAATTGTACGGATTGCTTGACGATGACCGAGCCGAATTGCTGGCCGGGAACGAACTGCGCAACGCGGAACGCTTGGGCAATCTCTATAGCGCGCAGAATCTCAGCAGTAAAACCGGCGTGACCTTGAAAAAGGTCTGGCACACTAGCGGCCTTGACGCTGGCAGTGAGCAGAAGCCGTGCCCATTTTGCGAACATATGAACGGCAAGGTGGTCGGCCTCGCGGAAAGCTTCATGGACGAGGGTGATTCCGTGGACCTTGACGGTGAGACCTTCACCAATGATTATGTTTCGATGGTTACGGCGGCGGCTCACCCGCGCTGTCGTTGCACGCAGACTTACGAGGTGGCCTGAATGGATATAAAATGCAAAAAGTGCGGGAGGTTTCTGGGGTCTACCGAGCATAGTTTGCAAGTCATGCTCAAGTGTCCCAACTGCCGTGCGTATATGCTCTACCGTATTGTTTTCTTGAGTCAGACAGGAGTGCGCGAATGAAAGCAAGACAAGCAACGTTTAACGATTACGACGGATTCGTGGAAAAATTCAAACCGAAGAAGACCACGGATGACTGCTATACACCCCCCGCAGTGTATGAGACGATAAAGAACTGGGCATGCAGTGAATACGGTATCGACCCGGCTAAGATTGTGCGCCCCTTCTATCCGGGCGGGGACTACGAGAGTTTCGACTATTCGGACGGCAAGGTGGTGGTGGATAATCCACCGTTCTCGATCCTGTCGAAGATATGCGCGTTCTACCGCGACCGTGGTATTCCGTTCTTCTTGTTCGCTCCGAACCTCACGATTCCCAGCAGTACGTCACGCAACGGCGCACATATGCTGGTCACTGATTGCAATATCGAATACGCGAACGGCGCTATCGTCAAAACCAGCTTCGTGACGAGTTTCGGTGATGACCTGATTCGCACCGCACCTGATTTAACGAAGCTGGTCAACGATACGGTGGAACGGGTCAGGCGCGAAAGCAGGAAACATCCGCCGAAGTATGCGTACCCGCAGGAATTGTTGACCGTCACGCGTCTGAACAAGGTCGGCAAGGCTGGCGTGGATTTCCGTGTCAAGGCTTCGGATGTGGCGTTTACACGGGCGCTTGATTCGCAGAAGGCCGTGAAGAAGGGCATCTTCGGCGGCGGCTATCTGATGAGCGAAGCCAAGGCCGCGGAACTGAAGGCCGCGGAACTGAAGGCCGCGGAACTGAAGGCCGCGGAACTGAAGGCCGCGGAACTGAAGG